GGCGTGAGCCCTGGTCCTTTTTCTCTCTGTAGCGTGGAATTCTCGCTACGGTCATAACTGGAGGAAATTCGTGACTGTCATCAAGAGTAATTGGAACCCGGCCGCGGCTTCGAAAGTCGCCGTGACTCAATTCCGAGATCGCTCTTGGGAGCAGACACCGAACTATTCCAGCACCCCCAAGGACCAGCTTCCGGTCAATCCGTACTCCGATTATCGAGGAAATCTCAACTAAGATTTCTGGAATGGTCGGAGTTACTATTTGAACGGGTCTGGGCCTTTCATCACCACTCCGCCTCAATGGGAGTGGGACGGTACTACGAAGTATAACATCGGAAAAGGTTTCCGAGATAAAGCTTTAAGTACCGGCCTGAGCGCGTTGATTAACGAGTGTACTGTGAAGTTGCTCGTGAAAACCGCTGACCAAAAAGCTAACATTGCTGTTATGCTTAAGGAAGCCTCGAAGACGTCCGATTTGATTCTGGGTAAAGCCAGGCAAATCGATCGCGCCTATCGGGCGTTCAGGCGTGGCCGCCTAAAGGAGGTGGCCAGAATTCTTAACATCGGCCCCACCCGGGTTCATAAGACCTGGTTGGAATACAAATACGGCTGGATGCCGTTAATGTACGATGCTAAGAATGCCGCTGAGTTCTTTGCTCAGCAGGCAATGGGCCGCAGGCCGAGTTATTACGTTAAACAGTCTGTCAAGAACTCCTTCGTCTACGACGAGGTGGTCATGCAGACTGAATACGGAATGACTCAGCCACTTGTGCCATCCAAACGTCACTGCAAAGTCGACGTTACGGTGAAGCAGAAGATTTGGGTTGAGCTGACAAGCCCCAACCTAGCGGCGCTGCAGCAGACCGGAGTGACCAATCCGGAACTGTATGCATGGGAGGTTATGCCCTATAGCTTCGTCATCGACTGGTTTATTTCAGTCGGTGATTGGCTGACAAGCATGACCGCCCTGAACGGCATCGCCATCCGGCGTGCTGTTCAATCGATCGAGAAGTCCTGGTATGCTACATATGACGTACCTGAGAGTAAGTGTGTCTCAGGTCCCTATGTGTACATATCGGGGAAGCGTCACTGTGACGTGACCTCTAGGGAGTATAATCGATCAGTCTTGTCAATTAACCCCTGGGATCTCTATCCGCCAGCAAATCGCGATGCTTTTGGTTTCCAAAAGCTAGTGACTAGTTTGGCGCTTCTCAGGTCTGCCCGCCCTCCGGCGGGTGCCCGCATATAAGAGACCGTAATGGACTCGGCGCTTTCAGAAAATCGCAAAACTCTCCTTGCTGACTTTAACCGTTGGGCTGCTGTATTTCAGGATCGATACGGGAAACCGTGTCCAATTCTGGCAGCGACCCTCGACGAGGTCAGTGATGGCGAACTCGCGATGATTAACGAAGGCGTCCGTATCCGTTGCTTACCCTCTTGGACTGCGATTCCTGGCCTTTTGGCCGTTCTCTAGGAGCAACATGGCAGCAGCTGCCGATCTCACCCTCAAGAACAACGCTGGCGTTAACGTCACGTTCGCCGTCGATACCCG